TCTTCAGGTCAGTGATCCATCCATCCCCCAGGCAGTCCAGTTTCGCCTTAAACTCGAAGCCGTTGATCTCTCCGGTGAAAACTGCCTGATGATCTCCGTCCAGATACTTCAGGAAGACTCCACCGTTGTCTGCGTCCTGCCGGACTCTGGCAATCATGTCATTCGCTCTCTGGTAGGTGGACTTGAGCTGACCCTTTGTCGGTCCCCTGGAAGAGAACATCTCAGGATGCTCCTCCACAAACTGCGCCTGTTCTTCCTGCGTACCGGTGAGCTGCACATCGATATACGATCCGAATGTCAGTGCATCTGACTCCGGCCGCTGATACTCGCTGTACAGTTCCGCAATGGCTTTCGCTTCGCACTTAGGGATTCCTGGGGCACCAATGAATGATTTCACCTGAGAGCAGGACATGAATTTCAGATCCGCTTCAAAACTGTAGTAATCCATCATAATTCTCTCTCCCTCGGTCTTGTCTTCGGAGCAAGGGAGATGGGCTTTGCGTTCGAGCAGCCCTCATCCATCTCTGCGTCCGATACGATCCTGTTGCTGATCCCCAGTGCTATCTCGAAATCATCCTGTGGAATGAACAGCTTCCTGGTTTCAATAAATGTGCCTACATTGGTAAGCACCTCAGCTTCGTAGACGAACTCGTAACCTCTCTCAACGTACTTTCCGATATTCATGTAAATGGATTGACCTCCTCTTCCACTACTCTGCCTTCAGATTCGATGATCGTATCATCGTGCATCAATGCCTCCTGGGTGAGATTCTCCATCTCAATCGGAATGCCCTTGCAAAGACGCCGGATGACCGTCTTCTTGTACATCTCTTCCGCAAAGAACTTCCATGCAGTACCGGTCTGTGCCTTGCTCATCCGCTTGGCCGCATCCAGTTGTTCAATGCTCATGACCTCGACCTTGCTGCCACCGTCCTTGTACTGGCAGACCGCAAACGCTCCGATGATCTTTCCGTTGTTGAACGGCTTCGGTTTGAAGTTGATGATCGGTTCATTATCCCGGACTTCCTCGGAGAACTCATCACCCTCCCGGACGATCCGTGCATAGATTTCATCAACCGGACGCACCGCATACTTCTTCGCCAGTTTGATGGAGCCTTTGTAGTCCACCTGGAACTGAAGATCCTGACCGTAAGGAATCAGGTAGCACTCCTTATTAAAGAAATCCAGCCCCAGATATGCTCCCTTCAGCAGCCCCGGAACGATCTTCGCCTGGGGATACTTCGCCAGATCCTTGTTCTCGTTCATCAGAGCAACTGCGTTCTGGACGAACCGGGCTTTATTGAAGTCCTTCGGCAGCGCATCCGATACGGACGGTAATGCCATCTCATTCGTAAGAACTTCGGCTAACTCATTCATGTTTCACACTCCTTCCTTTGATGTGCGCATAGTGGCTGTCATCAGCATTGCGCACTCTTTCTTTTGCTATTTCTGCTACAGTCTTATTGATCAGGCCGTATCGCCTCTCATATGACACGTTCTGCCACTCTGGATGGATCGCCACCACATAAGCCTCGTCTTCTGTTCGCTGGATGATGTACTGACCGGTGTTTGTCTCCGTCAAGAGCTGCAATCGCTCTTCTTGTAGTTTCCTGACCTTGGCGATTGTCTGCTTCGCTCTCTCAGGGTCGTGCACGTGCTTCAGTGCCACTCGGAGCTTGTTCCGGTACTCATGTGCCTCATCACGCAGAATTGCGATCAGAAGCCTCTCAGTGCCGGACGGATCGACATACTCCAGTTTCGGTGCAGGTGGTACATCCTTATCCGCCTCAGACCAGTTCCAGTACGGTCCGTTTCCACGGATGTCGGAAGTCAGGATCACTTCTCCCGGATATTCGATCTCTCGGTGGTATGTTTCCACTATGGTCAATTCCTGGTACTCTTCCGGCACATCCTTGTACCGTCCGATCCAGAAGAACCCTGAACCGACTTTGCTACCCAGGTACACCACTACATCGGGATGGAAGTTCATCTCACTGACCTTCAGGCAGATGGTTTCACCACGCTGAGGATAATTGCGATTGTGCCAGTCACGTTTCTTCTTAACTGCTTCCATCACCCCTCCGGCTTGCTGTCCTTGTTAATGTAGTACGGCCATGTCTTCCCATTGATTGTCCTGATGTCGAAGTACGACACCGACTCGATTACGTTGTGGAGTTTCACCATAACGTAGCCACCGCAATGCTCAACTACCGTACCTCTGGTGGTAGCGCAGGACTGGCTAGTCGCTCTGTCGCACTTCATGGAGTCGAATGTGATTTTGTCTCCCACAAAGATCCGATTCATCCGCTCCAAGATCTTCTGTTCCGTGAGATCATTCGGCCCCGGCAGCATGACCGCAAACTCGTTTTTTCTGAACCGCTCCCATTTCCTACGCTGCACTTCCCGATACACCGTATCCCCGGCAGTGCGCTTGTATCCGAATCTGCTCATGTCGCTGCCTCCTTCACATCTTCCAGAAGCTCCTTTAAACTATTGAACTTCCTGGTATCATCGATATCGTGTCGTGTGGTTCGCTCAAATGAGATGTAATGATCCGTGTTGTAGGCTGAGTACATCCAGATATTTTCTGTCTTGCCGTTCTTGCCCTGCGGATACACAAAAATCAGGATCGCACCGGTTGTTCCAATCAATTCGAAGGAACATGTTCTGGTCGTATCATCACGGTTTATGTCCAGTACCACATCCAAAGCGGTTCTGATTTCAGTCTTTGTGAACATCGTTCCGATCCCTCCTGTCCTTCTTGCAGAATGCACACTGTCCATCCTTCTCATAAGTCGCACTCAGCACCCGGCAGGTTCTGAATCCGCCATGCACGAATACCGTGGCGAAGCACTCCCGTGTGTCATGGCACATCGGATTTGCGATTGGAATTGACATCAGCCCACCTCCTTAAGAGTTTTATCGATTGCCATAAAGACAAGGGACAGTTCCTCAAGCTGTGAATACTTCTTTTTGAACACAAGCATTTCATGCTTGGCATTCGACAGAATCACACTTCTGGATTTTGGATCCTCCATTGCGGACCGGAAATTAATGTACGTTCCTGTTCTTTTCTGTCCATCATCAGTAGGCTTCGTATTAACAAAAAGCCTGACCGGTTCTTCCGACTTACCCTCCTTTTCTGGCACAACAACAATGCACCTGATAAAGCTCCCTGCCTGATGGATTCTGTACGCTTCGGCAGCCTTTTCATCGTCCCATTCAAAAACAGGATGAAGAAGTGACCCCTCTGGTCTTGCGTCTTCTACGACAGCTTGTGGTGTAATTAAGCCGTCACGGTTCTCGATTTCTTTAAGTCGTTCACCTGCTTTTTGAGCAGACACACCATATGAACGACCTTCATATTTAAATCTCATTTATTCCTCCTTGTAATTGAAATGTTTACAGTGCCTGCCATACGTGACTCGCCTTACCAGGACCAGACTGACCTTGCCCGACAGTACCTCGCCTCGCCTGCCGCACCTTTCCCCGACTTGCCATTCCGGACCTTAACGCACCTAACCGTGCCTGCCGGACCATGCCGCACTACAACAATCCTCGACTCACCGGAACGTGACACAACTCGCCTGCCATACCAAAACTCACCTTAACCCAACTCACATTGCCAAAACTTACCTGACCTCGCCTGCCTTGCCTGGACATAACTCACCTTTTCGTACACTAACATGACCAGCATCAACATGCCTGCCAGAATTACGCCTCAATATGATAGAGTCCGTACTGACCGTCTCTCTCAGGCCGCCATTCACCAATTCCGCAAACAGTTCCTCCGGCATTAATCATGTTAAGGATCTGATCGAGCCTGTATGCACCATTTGTGTTATACTTAATTCTCAAATCGCAACTCCAGTTCTGGAACTCACCTCTGTATCGGATATCCGCAGAACCCATGCCGACACGCACCATGTCCTCTCTCATGAGTGGAGTTTCAGAATGAATTTCTACAAGCTGCTCTGTCCTCGGAACATTCGGAATAATGTTGATAGCTTTTCTTGCGAGATCCACTTCCAGATCACCTGAGTAGTAACTGCTCGCATCCGGTTCAATAAAGAAGCATCCCCTGGTGGACATTTTGTCTTTTGTCCATCCCATTCTGTATGCTGCCGAAATCGCTGCCTGCTTAAAGGCTGTCACGGGGAAGCCAAACTTTGCGGTCTTGATTGCTTCAAAGACTGTATTTTCATCGAACTCTTCCGGCATCGGAGTAAGCCAGTACATGGAAGAACAAAAATCTTTGATCGGCTCTCTTGCATCTTTTCCAAGGGACTTCCCAAAGACTTCCTTATACAGGATTTCCCTTTTTGCCTTTGCGCTCCAGGCATGCATAATGAGCGGAGTGTCACCGATAATCCGTACAGTGACTTCTTTCATCTCAAGCGGTTTAATCTCAATAAGTTCTGTTTTCTTTGCTGCTGCCATTTGTTTTTCCTCCTATATGTGTTATATTGAAGGGGCGGAGATAACCCATTTATCACGCACCCTCTTGAGCCGTTGCAGCGGCTCATTTTTTATTTACAGAAATACATTCTTGATCCGATTCCAAGCGGTGGATCGATGTGGGTGTAATACTCACCGATGATCTCATTGCTCTGGTAGATAACATCTGCCGGAAGCTGACTTCCTTCTTCCAAAAGCATCTTCGCAACCGTCAAGGCATCTTCTGTCGGTTCGTTCCAGTAAGTTCCATTTACTGTCGGTGCATACTGGACAGATGGATCTGTCTGAAAAACCACTTCCTCAATCGTATTGGGAAACCGCTCATCTGCGACCCTGTTCAAAACCACACTGCCAACTGCTGTCAGCATTTCCGTTCCGCAGTTTCCGGCCTCTGCCGAAACAATGTGGCTCAGAACATACAAGTCCTCATCGGTATATGTCTTTGCCGGTTCTGACTTCACTCCCAAGCCTGCCAGTGCTGTGGTCAGTATCAGCACTGCTCTTACATTCACGCCCTCACCCCCTTGTATGGGTTGAACCACTGTTCTGCCCATCTGTGAGCATCCGTCCGGCTTGCAGTGATGTATCTGCGCTTCCGGCTCTTCCGTGCTTCCCTTCTGGCTATCCGGCAGCACCACTGCATGATCTCGTATACAATCAGTGCCAGGATCACCAAGCTCCATGCCGGAGTCGTTGTCTGTATCAGCCCTACGAACAGAATCGTTCCGGCCGCCGATATTCCCTTATCAATTCCCCTTTTCATACTCTCTCTTCCTCCCCAAAGTCCCGGTCCATCAACATCTCTGCTCTCTTTAGCAGCCATCCGGGATTGTCTTTCAATGCTGTGCCGATTGCCTCTGCGACCGATATCTGATTGTCCAGGCGAATTGCTTTCACTCTGCTGCCACCGGCTTCACACATCAGAATTGCGTATGACCGGACCGGCACTTTCTTATGAAAACCGTCTTTCTCAATCGTTCTCAGGCCGACTGTCGGTTCCCTTTGTTTTTCCACCATCTCTCGAACTCTTCCTTTTTTACGATCAGGACTCTTCCATCTTTTATCCAACCGTCTGACTCAGCCCGGAACTGCCGGAGCAGGTCGTAAGCGTATGTCTTCTTAATTGGATAGATATTTGGAAGGTCCTTTGCTCGAATCCACTCCATCTGCATCACCTCTTTGGTTAAACGGTTTTAACCTGTTAAGCAAAAAAATATGATCCAGACTCCTCAAGTGGAATCTCAAGAGCTTCACACCAGAGAATGATATCGTCCTGGGAGAACTGCGTAACTCCCCTCAGTTTGTTTGACACCGTGACCAGAGAAACATTGATTTTCTCAGCAAAATTGCCATTCGTTCCATATTTCTCTACGATCCGGCCTCTCAGTTTCCTGTATTCGAAACTCACTTTTTCACCTCCCTCTGTATCGGTTGTTGTTAAACAGTTTTAACTTACATTTGACACTGTACAGCATGTCTCGGAATCTGTCAATAGGTTTCTTTAAAAATGTTCAACTTTTTGTTGAAATCGTTAAACTATTTCTTTATAATGTAAGTGTGGCAAGGGGAGGGAGGAGCGCCGGCATGAAAGATTATAAGGAAAGGTCACGTGATCGGATTATTGAATTGATCGAAGAGTTTTGCCCAGATACTAATAGGAAGCAACAGGCATTTGCGGATATGTGCGGAGTCAGCAAGTTTTCCATATCTCAATATGTGAATGGAACCAATGCCCCGGGGAACATCACCGCAGCCAAGATTGCCAGCAAGTGCAATGTAGATCCGCTGTGGATCATGGGATTCGATGTGCCAAAGCATGGTGTCGAAAAAACCACACAGCAGGAATACTACCATAATAATGAAACCGCAAAGGAAGCGCAGAAGGCATTTGATGATCCGAATCTCCGTGTCCTGTTTGATGCAGCAAGCGGAGCAAAACCGGAAGACATTCAGATGGCCGCTGATTTACTAAGGAGGTTAAAAGGGACGAATAGTGACGGATGATATCTTCGTATACTACATTCAACTACCGGACCATATAAATGAGGCTGTCCTTGCCTGCCCGGGTGGATACACGATTTATATCGATCCCAGGCAGAGCCGGGATGGCATTGAGAGATCCTACAAACACGCACTGCATCATATTAAGGAAGGAGACTTCTTTAAGACGGATGTACAACAGATAGAATTAGAAGCACACAAGAAAGGAGAATAACATGTGGGAACAGACTAGGAATAATACCCTGTACCTCTGTGAGCGCACCTACGAACCCCTTACAGGCCGCCAGAAGATCGTGACGGTAAAAATATCGAAGGACACCGCAGCAGCCCGCAAAGAGGCTCAGAAACGCCTTCGGGCAAAGCTCGATGAATACAAACCGAAGAGACTCCACTTGTCGGATCTGATCGACAGATACGAACGGGAGCTGGAGAAGACGGTCCGGGACTCCACTTATGCCCGGAACTGCTGCGCACTTAACACGATGCTCAGTATCCTGGATGATGTATATCTGGATAAACTCACTGCCGGGTACGTTAGAATGAAGCTCATCGAGTCCGGCAAAGAGAACAGCACGATGAATGAGCTGATTAAGCGGTTCAAGGCAATGCTGCTCTGGGGATACCGCAATGACTATATCGGAAGGGAAGTCGCAGACAAGCTGACCAAATTCCCGGACAAGACATCACGGGAGAAAGTCGCTGACAAATTCCTTGAGAAAAAAGAGCTTCAGATCCTCCTGGACGCATTCGACCTGGAACGGCACAAGTTGGTCACGGAGTTTCTTGCACTGTCCGGCCTGCGCTACGGAGAGATGTGCGGCCTGAATGATGAAGATGTAGATGATAAGTACATTCATGTGACCAAATCATACTCGGAGAACTTCAGTCGCATGGGAGATCCCAAGACACAGTGTTCCATCCGTGATGTGTATATCCAGCCGGAGCTGATGGAAGTCGTGAAGAAGATCCGTATCTGCATGAAGAAGCAGCGCATGATGTACGGATATGAAGATAAAGGATACTTTGTCTCCGGCATAGATGGTGGAAGACTCGGATATGCGGCTTATGCCAAGCAGCTCAAGATCGCAGCGAAGAAGGCAGGCATCGACAAGACGGTGACACCGCATGTTCTCCGGCACACCATGACAAGCCTCTTCGCAGAGCAGGGAGTACCGCTGGAAGTCATCTCCAGAAGACTCGGACACGAATCAAGTGACCTGACAAAAACCATTTACCTGCATATCACGAAGATCCACAAAGAGAAGGACAACCAGAAGATCAGTGGAGTCACACTGCTGGCATAGTCACGCAAATACTCATCCAAACCACACGATATCATACGGTATCACATGAACATCGAAAATCCTCGTAAGCCTTGTGGTTACTGGCTTTACGTTAATATACGGTACGTAGCGGAATGAGCAGATAAGCTCTCCAGATGCGTTCGAAATACCGTAACTACAAGGAAAATCGAGGATAGTCACGCAGTTAGTCACGCAGATAGGTCAAAAAGCACCCGTCTGCGTGATTTTTTTGCATTAGAAGAGGCCGACAGTGGGAGCTGCCGACCTCAAAACTGGGGATAAGGGATGACTACCGGCTGTAACGGTCTTGGAGGAGGCTTGGTTTCCACAATCAAAGAGATCTTATACTATTCATCAAGGAGGTAAGCTGAGAATCCCTCTTCCTCCAGTTTGGCTTTCATCTCTTCCGCATCCTTCCTGTCAAGGACTGCGGATCTGACCTTACAAAATCCACCGATGATCGCATTGAAATGCACATCGAATCCTTTGATCTGCGCCTGGAATGCAATCTTATCTGCTTCATCTGCACTTCTGGTAGACAGGATTTCTACCACTGCCTGTGCTGCTTTCTTCTTAGTAGCCATATTGAGTACCTTCCTTATATAATACTGAGGCCTCTGCCCCAGGTGTTCTTTCCGACTTCTCCATCATCTTCCAGCCCCTGTGCCCTCTGGAATGCCAGAGTAGCAGCGAGAGTCTCACGACCAAACTCTCCGTCAGGCTCGACTCCCACGATGATCTGCCAGACTTTGACGATCTTGCCGGTGGAGCCATGCATGATGATCGGCATTTGTGCACTGACCGGATACCGCTTCACGGTCGGGACCGGAGTCGGAGTTGTGGCTGTTCCGCCACCTACATAGCGATAAACATGCTGCCAGGATCCACGGTAGTAAGTGGTCACTGCGATTTCAGATCCCTGATCGCCTGTCTTCGGAGATCCGTAGGACTGACCTCTTGCGTGGACGATCTGGTGATTGCCGATGTAGATTGCGGTGTGGCCGGATGTGCCTGAGCTGTGCCACCAGAGGATATCGCCCCTCTGGAGTCCTTTCTCGGTGATGAGGTTGACCGACTTCGTGACATCCTTGAATCCGTACTGGAGTAGATTCTGCATGTTGCCGGTGTAGCAGACTTTGTTGAAATCTATCGGCACTCCGGCCTTCTTGTAAGCAGACAAAGCCAGGGACGAGCAATCATAGTCCGGTCCGAAGCGGTTCGCCTGTGAGTATCCGTGCGACTGATCGTTTGCGATTCCCACTGCCCACTGGACAGCAGCTTCTGGTATGGTCATGATATCACCTTAGTCCCAATACTTAGCATCGGGATCATCTTCCTTCTTGAGCTGCTTGATGATCTGATTCACGCCGGTGGAGCTAAGTCCACTGGAGATGCCGATTGCCAGTGCATCCAGTACATTATCTGCCGGAAAGCCTTGCATGGTGTACATACCAACCACCCCCAGGGCAGCACCTACGCATCCCACGATGACAGGGATCATCTTGTCAGGGATCTTGTCAAATGCCTTGCAGCCCATGCCTACCAGATAGGAGATCACGATGATTGCAGGAATCGTTGCCATAAGATTGTCCATAAGAAATACCTCCGTTAAAGTTTATGTGCCTTGAACAGCCTTTCATACTCTTCTTCGATGTATTTGGCTGCTGCTTTCGTGCGTCCGTTTGCAAATTTTGGATGTTCTTCACAAAACTGATTGTAGGTTTCAATGTCATCCAGGGTCTGAAGAAAATAGTCTTGCGAGTGTTTAACTCCGTTATATAACTCATCATTGAAGCGAAGGATGTGGGTTCTGGCCAGTACAGCTTCACGCTGATCCAGTGTGTCCTCGATTCGACCAACCCTCTCTGTCAGTGCTGAAATAGCAGAGAGGACAGCACTGTCCTTGTCCTTTTTGCTGTCATGGCGGTTTATCAGAAACTGAAGAAATGTAAGAAAACCGCCTCCCAAGATGAAACCTAAAATTGCAGTCCAAGTGTCCATGTCACTGTCCTCTTTGTGAGCCATATAATGTTGTCAAGATTCTACAAGTGGGTGGTATTCGAACCCCCACCCAGGGTGTTGCTTCCTGTGCCTCGAAGAGGGCTGTTCAGAATCGAGCTTCGATATTTGGACAGGAAAATTTAAAAACGTGAAATCCGTTTTTAATTTGCAGTTACCGAAAAGATTTATTTAAAGGACTTGCAACTACGGATAATTGCCCTTTAACGAATATAAATGATCAATCACCGTACATATTATGTTACCCCTCAACAGGCGCTTCTTCCGGTTCAGGCTCAACCTCCGGGATGGGATCGTGCAGAAATACCTCATGACGAACTTCAAAGCCTTCCTTTGTCAGAAGCGTGACAGAATCAGTCAGATGTGTAGTATCGACAGCTTGTCCTGCCTGTCTGAAGAATTCCTTCAGTGCATCGGTTTCCGACTCGTATTCCTTAACAGTCTTCCCTGCTGTTCCATCCTGTCTGTTTGTGAAACGTACTACGAAATAATTAAACATAGACTATCTCCTTATGTTATGAAAGTGCGCTGATTACTTCAGCAAGTGTCGTTGCGGTGCAGTTACTATTCGGTGTGATCGTCGCACCGTTTGCGATGTTTGCGGTTGCTTTATACAGCACGTTGTTCACGATAAACAGCGATCCTGTTGTGTAATTACGAGTTGCCACAAATGCGGCTTCTGTCGGTGCGATCAGACTTGCAAAGTTCCACGGCAAGCCTTCAATCTTCTTGCGAAGGTTTTCGGGATATTTCGTGATATGCCCCACAGGGACTACCGATGTGGACACGAATTCTTCCGTGCCGTCTGCATCGATTATCTGTCTCTGCTGATAGGGTTCGGCGGTTTCGGTGGTGGGTGTGGCAAGCGTATATACAAGGTATGACCCAGTGACAGCATTTATAAAATCGGTTTCTGTTGTGTGTGAATCATCCCTTACATAGATATATGTCTGGTTGTTCTTGACGTCCATCTGCTTATCTGCGAGATTTGCGGGAGATGTTTGAGGACCTACAACATATTTACTGCAAATACCATCTGCGAGATATCCGCTCAGTTTATCGGGGAGATTGACGTAAAATACATAAGTGCCACCAAAGTTATACCTACTCCAACCAAGCGTCCCCAAATCCACAATCCCATACCGCCTCGTCACCGTTCCATCACTCTCGTAAGTGTCACCATCGTAGTAGAGGTTGTTGGCACTGTCGAGCTTCGGAATACCTCTCAGAACAATGGACGAATCAAGCGGATAGGAATGCTCAACGTAAGGCTCGTATTCGCCATCACGTTCGCCGTCCCAGTGGAGGTTGATACAGATGTCATTTTTGTATGCCACACCATATCCAGTATCCATATTGAAACGGATATAATATACACCAGACGGTGTAGTAAAGGTTGTATTCCTTGTTGCTTCCTCATAATTGACGAAGTTCTTACTCGCATCATAATAATGAATATACGGGCTTCCTGCGTTGCTCAAATTGGCAAAGAAGTAGGTTGTTCCCGGTAAGCACGGAATATAGTTCTTGGAGCGAATAACTGTATTGGCAGAATTATTCTGACCAGTAGAATGGTCAATGCCACCAACTTCCCACTGCTCATCCCACTGGTTAAAACCAATGTTCCGCTTCTCGCTCACTCCCGACACGCTGACCAACTCTCCGGGATTGTAAGGAATATATCCGGCATTGAAAATCTTCGGGAAATGCTCTTTGAGCCACGCCACGCCTGCTCCTTCGGTTGCGGTTTCAAGGGAGTAGATGTAGTCTGCGATGGTGGAGCCGAACATGACGGTTAGGTCAACGGCATAAAAGTTCTTTACATCTACAGTACCACCCAGAGCCATATTTCCTGCATATACAACGGCATAACCTAACGATGCTGTGCTTGTTACGTTACCTACGACTGAACACGTTTCCCAAGTATTCGCACTTAGACTTTTTCTTGCGTACACACCATAAACCCCGGCTTGTGGGGTAGATGCTTCGGATACTTTCATGTCAACGGATACAAATAACTTATGCCCAGTAGGCGAAGGTTTATTGATATTTCTGGAAAAATTTCTATCGCCTGAAGCTATGGTTGTGGTCATGGTTGCGATATTGTTTGCAACGGATAATGACACATTTCCATTATCGTTCCAACCAGAAGCACTTGCAAAGTTGCCATTCTCAACAAGCTGATTCAAACACACCGTTCCACCAACAACCGCATCAACATACGCCCTGTCTCCATCTCCGGCAGTAGGACGGAAGTTGTACGGCACACTGTTCTCTGTGTAGACAGTGCTGACAAGCTGTTCGGCATCGCCTACGGTCATGTCTTCGTAGTATCCGTCTGTATTGGCTTTCTTTGCAAGCTCTACCTGTGCGGCGGTTAAATCATCCTTTAAATCACTACAGTCCTGTCTCGCCTTGGCATCAGCAATCTCAAATTCGGAGTCCCCGACCTTCAGGACATTCATCTCAATATTTGCCATTTCTTTGACCTCCTCATACTGTCAGAGTGACTACTCCGTCACTCTCAGTCGCTGACACACTCAGGTTTACCGCACCGGACTGTCCATTCACGGATGTTACGTTGCCGTTCGTGACCGTGAAGGTTGTCGTGGTCCCATCCGTCATCGTGATCGTGTATGTGTCCACATTGCCGGATGTACCGGTCTTGGCAATGCTTGCAATGCCGTTGCCGGTATCGCCTTTATCGCCCTTGTTGCCCTTGTCACCTTTATCTCCCTTCTCACCGGTCAGGCCGGTCGGGACTCCGATAGTCAGCACACCGTTGTTATACGCAGCAGTCGCTTCAGATCCAGGTTCAAGGGTTTCAGCTTCGGCACTGGAAATCGTCCGGCCGTTCAGATAATCGATCATCTGCTCGTACCAGGATTCATACTCATCCGGCACTTCGCCAGATACCGTCAGGCTAGGCATGACCCTTGTCTTGTACATGATCGACTTCGCCATACCTTCCGTCACATACCACCGGATCTCAGCATTGCCGATACCCACGTATGCGGTATCATTGGCATCCGCCACCCAGGTCAGTGTGCTGCCGGACTGCGTGGTATTGACCAGATACAGAGCTTCATCCATTGATCTTCTGTGCAGGACTTCCGCAGTTCCTTCACCGAAGTTGTTGATGAAATAAGAAATATCAAAAACTACCTGTCGGGTATCGTACTCACCCTGTCTGCCGATGTCGAGCAGGCTTGTGGAGTCCCCCACCGTAATGTTGTATGTAACCATCTTGTCCTCCTCAAGATATGCTCAGGGTGACCACTCCGTCAGATTCTGTGGCAGTGATCGTGCTTGCCCCACCGTACTCCCCGATTGCGTTCCTCACAAAGGCCGTGGTAGCGACCTGCGTGTCGTTCGTAGATGTCGCTGCTGTCGGGGCAGTCGGTGTACCGGTCAGTGCCGGAGAGTCCATATCATCTTCCGTCAGCACACGCTTCGAATCGCCTGTGTCAATCGAGATGAAAACCTCTCCCTCATCAAGTGCTACACCGAACTCACCAGGTAACATCTTGGATGCATCATAATTGGCAAGATTCCCTCGCCTCATCTGTATGGCCATTTTGCTGACCTCCTTATATAAAGAACGTGGCCTTCATCGTACTGGTAGCTGCGGAGAAAGTCTAAAACAATGTTTTCCATCTTATTTCTTTTTGTTATCTATATGGATAGAAGCCCTGCAGGAAGACATAAGCCCCTGCAGTTGACTGCAGGCTGATCTGCAGATCACCATTCGTGTTAGCGATCCATGTCACTGAACCAACCGGATTGTATCCGCTGTCCGTGCTGTGGCCGGTACCCACTTCGATAGTCCTCGGCACATAATCAGAAGCGATCGTTCCGACCGTGTATCTGTAGTTAGCCACGAAGGTGCCGTTGATGAAGATTTCCATCGAGAAGTGGATCATCCCGCCGAAGCGTCTCGCATGGCAGTACCACAGCTGGAACGGTGAGTAGGCAGATATGAATGCTTGGCTGATATCACCACTAGACGATACGATATCACCTGCTATGATTGCATTTCCATTCCAATCAACGGCAACAGCATTGGACCTTGCACTCTCAGATGTACCGTTTCCGATTTCAAGCACATGATTCGATGAACTGCTGTTCCACTTGCCGATCACCGTCTGGTAGTTGCCGGCAGAATTAAGATTTCCTCCGAGGACTGCCGAGTATCCACCGATTGTACCATTCGGAGCAAGCGACCCAAACAGCATTGCCGGGGCAGGTGATGTAATGTTCGTCTCATACGCACTACCGTGCATCGTAATAGAAGTTGCATCGGTCATCGAAACAGTTATTTCTTTTGTCACTGCATCGTATCCAATTGTAAGCGTATGATTTTTAATCCCTCTATCCAATCTATTAAACTTACCGGTAAAAGAATATTGACCGCTTCCATTAGTAATAGTAAGCCATCGCCCACCATCTATCGTGTCATAATACGGATTACCGTTAAGCGTAAACACGTATACAATTTGATACTCAATTCTCACACGCAACAGCTCAAATGTTGCACTGTCTGTCGGCATATTCGACCAAGTACCGGATACGTTTAAAGTAGTAGGTGTATCATTCGATGTATAAAATATATCGCTCTCGTTATCACTCACAATAACCGGAACCGTGACCTGGCTTTCACTGGCATTAATCGTCAGACAGCGTGTCGGATTTGAGTTATAAAGCTCAATACTATCAGAATCAATCTCGACATGTGTGGATGTATTATCTCCCAGGATCACGGTCGCACCAAACTGCGCAAGTTCTGTTAGCCCATCACGAACCGCAATGCCATTGACTCTGGCAAGCAAATTGCTTCCGCCATTGTCGGGATCCGCCAAAAACTCTTCCTGCGGTTTCTCAGTAATGTGCGCGCCTGTGTCTGAGCCAGTTTCAACATGCCAAAAATACTGATTCGTGTTACCGGCAATACCTGCCACTCTCGCAACCCTCTGCTGAACCTGCTCAATGTGCGCTGCCGTCTTATCAGCAGCAGTGAACCGTGTTTTCTGATTCGAACTGCTTGGTTCAGCGTCACACGCAAATGTTGTCGCTGCGTTTGTGGTATAGGTTACGTGACTCACAAAGCACTGATAGGTACTTCCATCTATGCCAGTAACATAAGCCTGATCACCGGCCTCCAGTGTCAGACCATCATCGATTGTCGCATTCAGCGGACGAAACCACATGCCTACTACGATGTCACCAAGCCAGTCCCTGATAGCCACAGCCTGCTGTCTGGTCTGAATAAACGGATTGCCAGAAATAGTAATCACATATCCATCTTCGCCATATAGAACAGTGGTGAAATCTGTAGTATTTTCATCTGCCTGGATATTGTCAGATGCTGCCAGAACCACCTTTAGTCCTGTGATACACACATCATCCGTTGCCACTGTAAGAACGTACGGAGAAGGAACGAAATGCATGTCAGCCGGATAATTGAAGGTTCCACCGTCTGCGGAATCCGCAGTTGTGTATGTAAAGTCTCCACCATCCAATTCAGCACCGTCAGAGTACGGGGTATCAGTGGTATCGAAAGTCCCACCGTCATACTCCTGACCAAGGCTTGAGATATTGTACCAGTCAAAGAACAGTTTGCCGTTCTTATCGACCTTGGCATATACACCAGCGAGCTGTGCGCAGTACGATATGACATCGTGCCATGTCATGCTCTCCCACTGTTCGGGCTTCTTAGCAATTGAATATCCACCAGAAATCGGATCTGGGATCGGATTTGTTGGATTTAGCAGTTCCACTCCGCAGATTGTCGCTGCTTTCTTCACCAGATTCACCATTGCGATTGGGAATGAAACCGTTACCGTCCCTGTCTCCGTACAAGGAATATCAAATTTGCAAAGATTATCGTATGCGGTCAGAGTAATATCTGAGCCGTCATACGTATAGTTCACAACATTATACTGACCAATGGCCAGAGAAGATTCCTGAAGTTCTTCATCCTCATCATCCGGCAGCTCATCGACACCGAAGAATGTCAACTGACCAACCGCATCTCTGAAATTGTAGTCGGAGTACGCTCCGTCTTCATTCAGAATCGTAATTGTAAGTTGACCGGTCACGGCAGCACCAATTGTGAATTTTCCATCAACCGAAGTGCTGCTATCCAGAACGATGCCGTTCATGCTGATATGCTCACTGTCAACTGTAATTATTGTGTTGTCAGCAAGCACCAGAGCAAACTCCGCACCGGTCACTAGTTTTACGTTGCCGATATTACGCATCTATCACACCTCGATGATGTTGAATGACACATCATTCCTACGCTGACCTTCTACGTAGGAATGAACCATCGAGGATCTGTCACCTACATAGAAGGTCTTCGTGACGTTTCTGTTCTTTTGAGCATCCCAATATGTAACATTAAAAGTCTCTGGATTAACCGCATTCAGGATCTCCGCAGTTGTGTCGAAATCAACTCCTGCCCACTCCAGTTCCAGTTTGCGTTTTCGAGTGACCAGGTTGACATGCATCTTGCCCTTCATGTCTCTACCTGCGTCACTCTTGGAAACGCTCTGGATGCCCCACTGGAGCTTACTGGGATCGGGGATATATACACCATTGACCTTCAGGATGGTTCTTTTTACTTCAGCACCATTACTGGTCATATCTATCACCCTATCGCAACGGCAGTACCGTATCTGCCATTGGCCTTTCTTTCGCCCTTCTGCACGGATCTGTAAAGGACTTCGGAATCCACCTTCACTACCACTTCAATCGGGTTATCGCCCTGTCCACCAAGTACCTGGGAGACAGCTCTGGCAACGCCGGCAGAAACGGAAGCAACGATCTGGTCGTTATTCAAAATTGCCGTATTGCCGCCGATGGTTCCGACAAGCTCAGGACCGGCTTCTCGTGCAATGAACATCTGACCACTTGTACCGATCAATCCACCGGATGCATACCTCTGAACCGGCTGCCATCTGCCGTTCTTATAGATGCCACCTGTTGCGCCTTTACCGGTCTTGTTCTGGCTCTTCGTAAAAACAGCAGTAAAACCACTAATAAACCAGAACGCAATATCAGAAAGCGAAGGCAATTTACGATTTTTGATCCCAGCAGAGAATCCAGCAATCTCTCCAATCTTGAACGCAATGTTCTTATAATCGAACTTGGCAGTATTCTTTCCAAGAGTAAAACTCTTTGTAGCATTACCTGTTCTATAGTCATACTGAGCAGTATTATTCTTCAGAGTGAATGCCTTTACACCTTCACCGATCTTCTTAGCGTAATCCGCAACAAAGTCCTTAATTGTGGTTCCTGTTACACCTTTGCCCTTGAAGTAATCGTAGATTGCTGTCCAGTTCTTTGTGTCCTTGTCACCGGCTTTGATATTGTCAATTGCCTGCTGAACGGTAAGTGTGCCATTGCCAAAGGTCTTGTCTCTCTGCGTCAGCCTATCGTTGACCTTAGTTACATCTGCGGTCAGCTTAATCGGAGGAATCTTCGGCAGCGATATATTGCTGAACAACGATTCAGATTTAAACGGTGAAGAAGCCTGCGAAGAAACATCACTCTGATTCAGATTCGGGAACGGCACTTTCACCGGTTCCTTCGGCGCAGGCGTTTTCTTCGTATGTGGTATATCAGTGCTTTTTACAACCCTCTTCGTCTGGTCCTGTTTATTCAGGTCCAGCGCATCCAGGTACTGGTTCGCCTGGTCGAGTTCGGCCTGGTTGTTGTTCTTAACACCCTCATCCAGTTCCTTCTGAACCTTGGGAGTGTTGATCTTCGTAATGGCGAAGGCAACTGCTGTCGCAATCGTCAGCGTCAGCGCACCACCAGAGAAGGAGAACAACTTTGGAGCTGCCGATGCAAATGCCCCACCGATCAATGTGGAAGTCAGTCCCTTGATCATGGGCTTCAGCATCATCAGATCGAACAGGATCATCAGTGTACCAAGATGATGCTCCATGAAATCTACAATATTGTCACCGATCTTGCCCCAATCGGCTTTTGCAAGACCGTTCTTGAAACCGGTCCAGATTTCGTTCCAGTCCGCTGCCTCAAGTGCTTTGACAAGCACCTTTATGACATTGACTATGAAGTCCGCAGCATTGAATACGAGCCTTCCGAGCTGATTACCGAGGGAGTTCCATCTGGTCTTGGGGATCCTCTTAATGCCGGAGACAATGCCATGAGTGATCGCTCCCCACTTAGCACCGAAGCCTTCAAATGCGCCATTGATCGCAGCAAGCAGTCTCTCCGCCATTCCGGTCACATCATTGAAGAAATCCTTCCATTTAATGCGAATGATTGCCTTGGCAATTGCTTCGCCAATGCTATGGCCAACATCATAAAACTGCTGCGGATAGAACTTCGTCATGAATCCCTTAACAGCAAATATTACTGCATTCGGAAACGCTGCCAGAGCTGCTGCCACCGATGTGTCACCATCTGTCCAGTTGATATGAGTCAGTGCCTGAACCAGTGCAGATCCAATACCCTCGCCTATGCCTTCAAAGTCTGTCCACTTAAAGAACGTGGTGTACCCGATCAGCGCAGTGTTGATCGCATTGTAGACAGTGTATCCAACACCATCCCAGAGCTTCTTGCCACCGGAACTGTTGTAACTGAGCATTCCAGTGAGCAGCGTCCCGAGACTCTTTGAGACTTTATACACACCGGGCTGGATCTTCGTTTCCCACGGCACATTCAAAAGCGCAGTGCCAATCTTGTCTCCAATCATGGAGCCAATATCAGTGAAATCCGCTTTCTTCCATGCTTCCTTCAATTTGTCAGCGAAGTCGCTTATGGAGTTGTCGATTGGCTGTTCGGAGAAGGAAAGCGCACCTGCTCCGGCTTTTCCGCCGCCGCCTCCGCCGCCGCCTCCGCCGCCGCCCGATCCGCTATTCTGATCATCGAGGCGGTTGATCTCATCGAAGCCGAGCAGCGTTCTCTTCAGTTCCTTTGCTGCCTTGTTCGCATTATTCGCTCCCTTGGCAGCATTATTCGTTGCGCCACCGAAGGCAGTAGTTGTTTTCTCAGCTTTGCGCCATGTGGACGCACCAGTCAGTGTGGCAATCAACTGATTGAACACATTGATTACTTCGACACACTTATCGATGATCGCATCCAGGACCGGAGCAATTGCGTCAAAGAGCGGAGAGAATGCTGCACCGATGCTGTTCTTCAGGTAGTTGAAGGAAGTCGCTATGGTGTTCATCGTGTTCACGAATGAATTACCCACGGCGTTCGCCCAACTATAGACATTAGTGATGCCTTCACCAATGGACTTGGTAGCCAACCTGATCGCACCACGAATCGCCCTCATGAAAGCGACTCTGCCTATTGTACGGAACAGATGACCGAAACTTCCGGCAAGCCCCGTGACCCTGGTTGCCAGCCCCTGCATCGGGGAGAACAGCATTTTGAACGGAATCTGCGCTACCTGGGCACCGGCAGTACCGATGCGCTTAAAGCCAGATACGATGTTATCTGCTGTAATGCGGAAACTGTTCGCTCCGCTTGCGCCCATAGCACCGAAAATGCCAGCACTCTTGGAGCTTACCTCTTCAGCATCTCCAATCGCACTCTTCATTCCCTTCAGCGACTTCGACATTCCACTGAAGGCGTCCTTATTGTCTTTGATACCGGCCAGTGTCTTGCCGAGCGCATCTGCCTGTGCAGTAATCGCCTTGATGTGACCGGCAACACTGGAAAGTTTTTCAGAACTACCGGCTATCGACTTCAGGCTCTTTGCCAGATCCCCCAGGTGCTGAAAGTTGCCCTTCTCAGACAGAGAAGCGATCTCTGTAATCTTCGATCTGAGAGATTCCAGTTTTGACTCAGCGTCATCCGAATTAACGGTAATATTAATTTTTAATTCTTCAGTCGTTGTCGCCATTATCCTCACCACCCTTTGTGGCGTTTAGTCGTTTGTTTCTTGCAGAAAACGCTGCCTTGAATTGCTCTGCCATCTTCATGGTTTCTTCATGCGCATACTGTTTACGCATCTTATCTGTCACGGCAACCGGCTTTTCAAGGTACTTGCTGGGTTTCATCGGCTTGTCAGCGTAGAATGCCCAGCCCGGCCGCTGTGCTTCCATTGCTCTGTATACGTACAGTCCCTGGAGCCACAGCATGCTGTTATCGTATTCCTGCTTGTATTCATAAGCCTTTCGATATGCCCGGACCAGCTCACAGTCCATCTGCCAGTATTCCTTGTAGGACATGCCAAGATGCAGATAGTACGGGAACTGATCCCTGAAAGCCTGCGTGAACGAGAAAGGTTTTTCTTCCTCGTCCGGGTCCTTGAACAGTGATCGGCTTACTGGTTCACTGTCCAGGTCGTTTTTCCCTTTTCGTCCGGCTCCTCCAGAAGTGCATCAAGCGGTTCGGTGTACATCTCTGTCAGAGTCGTGATGAATCCGGCCTTATCCGGGATAGATGCCCAGATCCTATCCATCAAAGTGTCGATGGAAGCAGCCTTGCGATGATGCGCCAGGAAGGCCCCACGGAACAGCATGGATGAACCGGTCAGCGGCTTATCTGCGATGTTCTGGACATCTGCAAGGGACAGACCGTTCTGCTCAAGCATCTGAACAGTTTCTCTGGTGAACTCCAGCGTGTACGCAGTCTTATCGAAAGTGAAAGTAATTGTCTTTGCCATATCCTTTATCCCCCATTTAGCAGTTGAGGCCCCGTACCAAACGGTACGAAGCCTCTAGTGTATGCATATTGATGATCTATCAGAGCATCTTTCCAGTGTGATCGGTGTATCCGGTTGTCGGAGTGACGGTGTAAGTCACCGGACGAGCTGCGTCAGTGCCTGCACCGGTCAGACGGACTCTGATCTTGCCCTTGAAGCTGATCGCCAGGAAGGTAGAAACGGTTCCGCCAGATCCGGCTGTGATCGTCAGTGTACCACCCGGCTCCCCTGTGATTGTATCCGGTTCCATGATTGTGGGATCTGCTGCGGTCGGATGACCACCAAATGCGATGACGAACTTCTGCTCTTCACCAGCGATTGCCTGGACTGCGTCGTAGTCCGCAGTGCTCAGGAAGCCGTTGAACTCAAGAGATCCGCCCGGATCAGGCAGCGCATCGATGTACTTGTGGCAACCATCGGACAGGGTTGTTACATCCTGGGTATCTACGGAAGATCCGATGTCCGGGTATTCGGAGATGTCTACCAGTTTTGTGTAAGTAGTTGTATTGCTTGTAGTAGTACCTTTACATAAAAAGGTTCCGGCAGTTAAGGAGTACATATGATTACCTCCGTGCGTAAATGTTACCGCCAGCATCGGCAAGGCACTCGTACCTGCCAAGCAGACGGATAATAGATTGATTGCGGTTGCTTACTGAACTATTACGGTTATCGGTCAGATCGACATAGTTGCTGGTGGTTCGCCTGAGTCCGGCAATCCTGAGAGCATCGTCAATCACCGTTAAGATGGATTTAGCTTCCGCCTTCTTGCCTGACGCCTTGTTGCTGTAGACTTCTACATTAAAGGTCATGGCTGCGTACATTTCCTCATGAGAGGAAACACGATGCTGAGGCGGAACATAACTGTCGATCTGTTCGACAAACACGGCAGGAAAAGAGGGCGGAGCGACAGAAGCCTCTGAAGTGACATAGATACTGTCATCAAAGGCCATTACTGCGTTGTATACGATTGTGAAGATTTTCGCTTCGATATCAATCATTTGAACGCCCTATCAAGAAGAGTCTGAGCATATTTCGGAATATCCTGCTCTACTGATTTTCCTGCTTCGTAAAAGACATTTGCGGATGGATTACCATCTACCCATGACATCCCCTTGCCAAGTCCAGGTATCGGCCAGAAGCCTTTATACTTCAGGAACTTGTATCCACCGAGGAATCCTTTACCTTGCGGTCCAAGCGACCATGAACCGGGATCGTTCCGAGGATCTTCGATTGGATTGTCATGTGCGTAGTGATAACCAGTGCCGTATTCGATGAACAATAAGGCTGAACCGGATGCAATAATGTCGCATCCCTTTTCTGCCGGTTCCACCCTGACAGTAACATCGTTGGTCCCGTCATATGCGGCCGTGGAATATGCGGTCTGCGCCGGGACTGCGATAGCTATCCTCGAAAACTCAGCAATCTCATTCGGCATACCTTCGATGCATGTCTGAATATTACTAAGCCTTCTCAGCACTGATGCCGTACCCTGCATGGTTCATCACCTCATTTGTCGGATAGCAACTGCGGTATACGTCCGCAATTCGGAGATCCGCAGCACACGGTAATCCGGATCCTGATCAGTGGTATGGTTCAGCCAGATACCG